AAATACTCCTTGACTTCCACGCTTGCATAAATTACGCTTGCAATTGTTCGGAAAGGAAAGGACAGCATGGCAGATACAGCCCTTCAAGTAGCACCCCAGTCTTCACCTCAAGTCAGCCAAATACAAACCTTTGCACCCCGTAGTCTTGGCGAGGCTATTGAGTTCGCCAAACTCATCTCCGATTCCGGCATGGTCCCGAAGGATTACGTGAACAAGCCGGGAGCTATTGTCGTCGCAATTCAGATGGGCATGGAGGTCGGCCTTCTACCTATCCAAGCGCTGCAATCTATCGCAGTCATCAATGGCCGACCGGGCCTGTGGGGGGACGGCGCATTGGCAATCGTCAAAGCGCATCCCGATTTTGTGAGCATTCACGAAGACGACCCCGAGACAATCAAGAAGAACAATAAAGCCACCTGTATTATTAAACGGCGTAACCAGCCTGACGTGAAAGCCACGTTCGGGCAGGACGACGCCCAGACTGCCGGCCTCTGGAAAAAGGCTGGACCGTGGACGACAGCCCCATTCCGGATGATGCAGATACGCGCGCGTGGTTTTGCCATGCGCGACCAATTTCCCGATGCGCTCAAAGGCATCAAGACCGTCGAGGAGTTACGCGACTACCCCGGTGAGACCATCGAAGGAACCGTTGCGCAGCCAGCTACAACCGAAAAGGCAGAAGAAACCATCGGGCAGCAGGGCGGCAGCGAATACTACAAAATCTACATCGACAGCGGGTGGACACCGGAGGATAGTAAGACCTTCCTGCGCGATAACCTCCAGATCGGACCGCCGCACAACGAGAAGAATTCCAAAGACATTCCACTCGCCAAGAAGGAAGTAGCCTTCGCCTGGGCAAAATCTCCGGCGCCGATTAAGAAGGCCGTCGAGGAGAAGTTCGAGGCTATCGGATTGAATCCGGAAGAGCGGACGGAATTCTTCACAGCGCACAAGGGACCGAAACGGGTCGAGGAATACACCAATGTTTCCAAGGCTCTCGATGAAGAGATCGAGCGGCGCAACAAGGCGGACCGCGGCGAGTAGTTCAATCCACGCATAGACTGACTACGAAAGGAACACTATGAGACGACTGCTCCTATTTCTCGCGCTGGCAATCACCCTGCCGGTGTGCGTTCAAGCGAAAGACAAACCCGATGCCGCGCCGACTATCCCAACCGACGTGCAATTGAAATTCTTCAAGGCATCCGCGCTCCAGCAATCCACGCAACACGATCTCGAACAGAGCCAGGTGTACAAGAACGCGCAGGGGCGACAGGCGGAATTTCAAGCAATGATTCAGGAGATCAACAAAGTGTGCGGCGACGACTACGCGCCGAACCTGAGTCAAGACGGCGAACTGACCTGCGTTGCCAGAGCAAAGCTGAAGCCTCAACCTGCACCGACCACACAGCCGCCGGCGAAGTAGTAAGCGGCCGGAACCTCAGCGAATCATCAACCGAAGAAAGTGAGAATCATCATGGCAAAACCACGCAAAGCACGGGCAACACTGGAGCGCAGGAGAGCTGCGGCGGCTTCCACTACTGCCGACCCAATCCAGTACGGTTCGCCTCTCCCAACAACCGAAACCCAGGAGTCTGCGCAAAAGCGCATCGCCGAACTCGACGATCTGCACGAGAAAGCCGAGGACACCATCGACGATCTGCACGGCGTTTTGGAGCGCGAGTACCAGTACCACTGCTTGCGCGCCGAGGAGTTGGAGCGCGAACTGCTGCGCCTGGGCATCGAAGTTTAACAGTCTTTGCCGATTATCCCGGCAAGGTGCGCTGCATGGGCCAGATGAGAGCAGATTTCCAGCCAGCGAGTGTCTTAGCGCGAGACGCGGACGGCATGGCATCGGCTCAAGATTCTGGCTCCTGCGGCGTGAAGGGAAGGGAAGGGAAGAATATTATGCCTAAACGTATTCGACGTAAACGCACTCGCGGTTGGAAGATGCCCCCGAATTGTGTCAGTGTGACGCGCCCCGGAAAATGGGGCAACCTGTTTTTGGAGATTGCGAACCAGTGAGCATCCAGACCATCCCGGGCGGCACCTTCAACGATGATCCACATGAATACCGGACCGTGGATGGCGTATGGGTGCCGAGTTTGACGCAGACGATTCGCCTTGCCGGTCTGTCTAACTTCGACGGCGCAGATCTAGAGGATATGGCGAATGCTGCGAGGAGAGGCAACGCTCTGCATGGAGTAGTTGAGGTATACGGTAAAGACAAGGAAGGTCTTGATCCGACGTGGATCACAGAAGAGATCGAGGGTTACTTCAATGGGTATTTAGCCTTCGAGCGCGACACGGGATTCGTAGCAGACCCGGCCTGGACAGAACTGCCGATGATCGCTACTGTGTTCGGAATGTCGATTGGTATGAAACCGGACCTATTCGGACGGCTGGGGAAATATAATGCGGTGGTCGAGTTGAAAGCGGCGAGTTCCGTTCAAGCGAGCTGGAGCATTCAAACTGGACTTCAAGAGATGGGGATTTTCAAATCGAACCATCTAGGCAGAGTGCAGAGATTCGCACTTCAATTATTCAAGAATGGCCGGTATAAGTTGCACCCACATACGAATCATCAAGAGGACGAGGCGGTTGGAATTGCGGCGCTGAGAACGGTGCATTGGCGGTTGGCGCGCGGTCAGAAACTTTGGAAAGAATTAGCAGAATAACCACGAAAGGAAAGGATCAAATGGCGACCATTTACGATTGTCTGAAACCAGTTAAATCCAGCATGTTTAGTCGCGCTGGATACAACGAAGCAACCTGGCAACTACTCCTTGAGTTCCAATCAACGAAGGAAATCAAGGCATACAAAGGCGTGAGTCCAGAGGTTGCCGACGAAGCCATGAGCGCAAAAAGCCTCGGCCAATGGTGGAATCAGAATGTCCGAAACAATGCCGGCTGGGAGTACGAAGTGCTAGGCGCCGACCCGTCGCAAGTCGCGCCTGAGCCCAAGAAGCCAGCGGTCGAGGGTGGCATCTCGGACGACGATATTCGAATCGCGGAGCCTGGGTGGAATGGCAGCAATATTGACGGTATCCCCATGGAAATGGTTGGACTCGAACCGACGACGGCAGATACCTACGGTGGAATCGAGCGCGGCTCTATTGAAATTCCTTCGCCCAGCCACAATTCAACGCCGGGCGGCAAGGCTCCCAATTTTGGCGTGGAAAAGTTTGATCCACATACCGGGCATCGTCCAAATTCAGAAATGAATGAAGATGGAACGGTGAATGAGTTCGCCATCACCACACAGCCCACCGCCGGCGAGGTTCTTCCCGCCTGGCACGCCCCGGAGTCGGCAGCCGAAGCCTTAGACCTGCTCAGTGAGCGCGACGGCGAGATTAGGGCGATCATCGCTCAGAACAAGACAACCGGCGAACAGGCGCTTACCGTGCGCGTGAACTCTGCTGAGAAGCGCGCAGAGGCCAGCGAGACACTTAATAGGCTGGTGTTGAAGAAAGATACGACTACGGCCGCTCTCGACCCCTTCCGCAAGGTTTTGTACGATGCCTACACTGAGGCCGGTGAGAAGGTGAAGTCTGGCATCACGCCGCTGGAAGTTGGCATCAAGCACGTCAAAGGTCAGATTCTGGCATGGGATCAAGACCGGGAGCGCGAACGGCGGCAGCTTATCCGCGAGGAAAACAATCGTCGGGAAGCTGAAGCGAAGCGGCTGCAGGAGGAGGACGCGGCTAGAATAAAACTCGCGGACGTTCAAGATGCCCTGGATGCTGGCGATGAGAAACGCGCAGAGACACTTTTCGAAGCGCCGGCTGAGGCTCCTAAACCGTATGTGCCGCCAGCCTACATCCCGCCGCCAGCGCCCAAGATCGAGGGCCAGAGTACATCGACCAAATGGAAAGTGGATGAAGATTTGATCGAAGACGATCAGGCGTATACCGCTTCGATCGTGGCTCTCATGCGCGCCGTGATCGCCGGGAAGTACGACATGCAGCAGGCGGCGGCATTGCTTAAGTGGGATCTTTCAGCCGCGAACAAGTTGGCTGGAGCTCTCGGCGCTTCGTTCAATGTCCCTGGCCTCAGCGTTAAAGAGGTAGGTTCTCTCTCGGTGCGCAGGAAGAAGAAGTAGGTGGGTGGATATGGTGTATTATGGGGCCAATCAGAACACAATCAACGGAATCATCTACAGAAACACTTACGGGTATTTGTGAATCACGGCAGCTCCTGTGAGCACGTTGCGGGTCGGCAGGGGACGGCTAAGAAATAACAGAAAGGGACGGACATGCAAACAGGAACGGTGGTTTGGTTCGAGAATTCGCGTGGTTATGGTTTTATTGCCAGCGATGAGGGAGGGCGAGAGTATTTTGTCCACCACAAAAATATCCAAATGGAAGGTTACCGGAAACTTGAAAAGGGCCAGCGAGTATCCTTTAACGTCGAGATTGGCCCCAAAGAGAAGCCGCAGGCGATCAATGTTTGTGTGCTGAAGGAGGATGCAGGAAATGGCAGAGCGTCAGTTGCAGTTCACGAACACGAGTAAGAATATCCACTCAGGATTTTATGACCCGGACACGCAGGCGCTCCGAGTGGTCTTTCATTCTGGCCACTCTGGAGTTCTACCTGGGACAACGGAGGAAGAGGCTATCTCCTTCGAGAACGCCGACAGCCCTGGCAGCCACTACGACACATTCTTTAAGAAAACTGGAAGGGCGTACAGCAAGTTGAGCTGATCGGGGAAGTGGCAACCAACCACTACGCTCTCAGGAGGGCGCAGACAAAAATGAGAACAATTGAAGAAGCTGAGAAGGATTGCTACGCGGCATGGGCTGCGCTGCCTGGAGCCACGCATGGATGGTGTGTTCACCACGAAAGGGAGTGGGAAGAACTTACCCAACCAATCGCCAACCGGATCAACTACATTTTGTCAAGCAAATCGCGTGACGAGCAGGTTTGCCGTCTCGACAATATGCGTCCGTTATCGGCATCGTCTCTGGCGGTCATTACCCCAGCGTGGAAAGCCTACAAGGAAGCCAAGGCCCCAGCGCATCGTGCGGACGTGCCAAATCACACATGGAACGGGAAAAGCATTTTCAACTAATTCTTTTCTTCAAAAGCAATAACAGAAAGGATCATCGACTGAATGGCTGACGTGAATGACTATATGCTCTCCGAGTCGGTGCCAGAGCCGCCGCCGCAAGAACACGCCCCGATATTTGTTGAGCGCGAATCCCCATCCAACGCTCAAGCTGAACAGGTATTGCTCGGCGCGTGTTTGCTGGACTCGCAATGCTATTCGGAAATTGCCGAACAATTGACGGAAAGTGACTTCTATCTTGACTCGAATGTGCGCATCTTTCGAGCCATTGGTAATCTTGTCGAGTCGGGGATGGCTGTGGATATAGCCACACTCGCGGCAGAACTTGATCGGAATAAGGATCTGAGTAGTGTCGGGGGCGTAGCGGCGTTGGCTGGGCTCACGGAAGGGCTACCGCGCCGGCCCTCAATTACAGATTACATCAGACTTATTCGCGAGAAATCGCAACTCCGCCAGATGATCGACATATTCAACGCGGCGGTTACGCGCGCCCAAGATCAATCAGAGCTACCGTTGGAGATTCTGGAATATGCCGAAAGCGAACTCTTACAGATCGCCCAGGACGCAACCAGCGGTAGGCTCAAGACCATCTACCAGTCGGTCGAAGATGCGGGGGGATTGGACCCCTATATGAAGGCCTGCACAGATCCAGATATAAAGCCTGGGCTGCTGACGGGCTTTGCCGACTACGATCGCATGACCGGCGGTTTACAAAAGGGTGAGTTGACGATCATTGCGGCGCGGCCCTCTATGGGGAAAACCGCACTCGGTATGAACATCGCAGATAATGTTGCCGCGGGCACCGACCTGGTAGTCGCCGTATTCAGTCTGGAAATGACTCGCTCCGCAATCGAGAGGCGCTTCATGGCATCGAGGGCACGGGTGAATATCCAGAGAGTAATGGAGGGCATCTATCTTGGCCGGGAAGAGCGAGTAAAACTGGAAACCGCTCTCGGCGCGCTGGTTGAATCTCGTATCTTCATCGACGACTCGCCGACTTTGACCCCGGTGCAACTGCGCGCAAAATGCCGCCGGCTGAAAAGTAAAGAGAAGCGGTTAGACCTCTGCCTTGTAGACTATCTACAGTTAATGTCCGCTGCTCACAAAACACAAAGCCGCGAACAGGAAGTTACA